AATACGATTATGTCGATGGCATTTACGGATTTCATTTATGGCAAGCATCCCATTGAACGGTTGGGTCCAATCTCCGCGGTTACCATCACCAGCAGTACGGCCGTGTTCAATCCCGCACCGACCCTTGCTATCGATGCCCCCATTGTCGTGGTGACGGGTATCACGGCGAATGCCAATGTGGAAACTGCGAATGTCTCTCTGTCGTACTTTGGTATTATTGGAAAGATGAATATTGCCAGTGGAGGTTCATTCTATCAGGTGGGGGATGAAGTGACCTTTGAGAATATCCCAGGCGTGGGCCTCGGTATTGGATGTGCAGCAGAAGTCACCAGCATCCATAGTACAGCCAACGCGGGTATCAAGACTGTCAACTTCCGACCATCACGAGTTACCGGGACCGTCACAGTGAATACCGCCGTATCGAATGTGCAAGTGGTAGGTGTAGGTACATTCTTCACCACAGAACTGATGGCCAATGATTATATCGAAGTCAACTCAGAGTCAAGCTACGTGAGCACTATTGTTAATGCCACCCACCTCACCGTCAATACGGCGTTTACACGTAATTCGACCAGTCGGCGCATGGGACGTTACGGCCGCCATTTCATCGGTGGAATGAATTACCGTCAGGAGAGTATGCCAAGGGTCATCGTCTTGTCTAATAATCCAACGGCAACAGGGGCAAACATTGAAGCAAAATTGGTCCTCTCAGGGGGTGCCTCCTTCCTCTTGGAGCCACAAACCAAAGAACCCGTAGGCAAGATCAAGACTATCCGAATTACGAATTATGGCTATGGGTATCAGTCCACACCCACTATCAACCTCACAGGAAGCGGGAACGGCCGGGCGAATGCCGTGGCGGTGATGTTGAGCAATCTCTTTCAGGGTGCCGGGCGCTATCGCACCACAGAGGGTTTCCTTAGTTCGGATCAAAAACTTCAGGATGAGGGGTATTACACCACGTTCTCCTACGTCATTCGCTCGCAAACTGAACTTATCAAGTACAAGACAATTCTCAAAGACCTTGTGCATCCTGCGGGAGTCTCCTTGTGGGGGGAATACCTGGTGGAATCTGAGATTGCCGATGCGAGCGGTCTCTCTGCGAACGTAGCCAATACGTTCCAGACCTCTAGCTAGAACACATAAATAGGACAAATTGGATAAGGAAATTTATGGCGAACAATTTTTCTAATGTCTCTAGGCGCCTCGGCTACGAGCGAGCTTTTACCTTCTATGAAAGTTTTGTCACCACCGCCAACGATGCCGCGGTAGGCTATGTCATGGTGGGTCGCAGTTTGCCCTGGGACACTGGGAGTGACACACCCCCTGCCATTTACGATACCGAGAACACCCTCTTTGATACCTACAACAATTTCCTCGGTGGTAAAAAGATCACAGGTAATGACGTATTCCCAGTCATTCCAAGAGTCAATTGGGTGGCCAATACCGTGTGGACCCAGTACGACGATGATAGTAATACCCAGTTTTCTTCAACAAATTCTATGTTTGTCTACGCGAGTGGCGGCAACGTCTATAAATGCTTGAATAATGCCAACGGAGCGTACTCCACTATCGAGCCAGCCAATAACTACTCTAGTGCCAATGGCTTTACCTCTCCGGGTGATGGGTATACCTGGAAATACATGTATAAGGTGCCGAGCACGAGCAAGTTCTTGACGAGTGCCTGGATGCCCGTACCCCCGACCCAGTCTGGGGCATACTTTGGATTTGCGAATAACCTCGTCGCCGGTGCGATCTCAAGGGTCATTTTGACGAATGGTGGTAACGGCTATTCAAATACCAACACCACAATTCAGGTTACAGGTTCAGGCACAGGGGCGAATGTGACTGCGAATGTGAATGCGGCCGGCAACGTACAATCCATCACGTTCAATGCTCGCGGCTCTGGGTATCTGAGAGCAAATGCACGAGCTAGAATCATAGGATCAGGTGCCAATGCAACCATCCGGATGATTCTGTCTCCTTATGGCGGCCACGGGTTCAACCCCGCACGAGAATTAGGGGCGAACGCCGTGATGATCTCAGTAAAGGTCGGTGACGTGGATTCAACCGAGGGCGGCACGGTCACGTCTAATAATGATTTTAGGCAGATAGGACTGCTCATGCGACCGCATAAATATGGAGAGAATACCGCAGTCGTGATCGCTAACGCGAATATCGCAGTCAGAATGGTCACACAAATTCTCCTCACATCAGGCTCCTCTTATCTCAAGGATGAAATCGTCTACCAGGGCAGCAACGTGGCTTATTCGACGTTCTCGGCAAATGTCTCAGATGTCTTTACCAATGCCATAGAAGCGACCCATAGACGAGGAACGATCCTTCCAGGGGCGCTGCTGACCGGGAATACATCAGGCATTTCTCGTACGGTGGTCGCTACGACTGACCCCGACCTTGATGAAGAGTCCGGAGATTTGGTGTATACCGAGAATCGTTCCCCTGTCGCTAGAACTGACGGACAGGCCGAATGGGTAAAAATCATACTGAACTTCATGTGGGCTATAATATGTTGTATCGGCATCACATAATTCCGCGCCATGTTGGAGGTTCCGATGATCCCTCTAATATCAAAATGGTGACTCGTGAGGAACATGCCGAGGAGCATAGGAAACTTTACGAACAGTATGGGAGGTGGCAAGACAAGGTGGCCTGGATGGGCTGGGCAGGAATGGCAGGCAAGGAAGAAATCATTTTCATGAAAAATAGTCTCGCCCATAAAGGAAAGAAGCCTTGGTTGGGAAAGAAATTATCCGAAGAGACAAAATTGAAGATATCATTGAAGAATCGAGGAAAACAGCCAAGATTGGGTGCCATTTTGTCAGAAGCAACCAAAAGAAAGATCAGTTTGGCCAATACCGGCTCTAAATCAAATCTAGGTACAAGATGGAGCATAAATAGCAGGGAACGACTCAGTAATTTGTTGCGCGGGAAGAAAGCCCCTCATAGAGAGAAATCTTACACGGTGCTATTTCCAGATGGGCACAAAGAGGAAATTAGAGGGTTGTCAAGATTTGCGAAAATGAATGACCTAAACGCCGGAAATTTATTGGGAAAAAGTGGCTCTAAGCGGCATTTCGCCAGAAAGATTGGGAAGTAGACAATGGCTATTGACATCACTCAGTCACCTTATTACGAGGACTTTGACCCGACAAAGAACTACCATAAGATTTTGTTTAAGCCCAGCTACGCTGTACAGGCGCGAGAACTGACACAATCTCAGACTATTCTCCAAGATCAGGTTTCCAAATTTGGCACCAGCATCTATCGACATGGTTCAATCGTCACAGGTGGTCAAACCATGCTGGAATCGACCGCCACGAGGTATGTCTGTATTGAAGCGACTGATCCCAGTGGGGCAGTGGTCGATGTTGATAATTTTATTGGGAAATTCGTGGTCGATGGTGATGGTCAGGGTATTCGTGCCTACGTCATTGGAGGAGCCGCGGCCACACTCACGGCACCGACATATTTGATTCTTAAATACACGTCTGGACAGTTTTTCAACACGACCTTGGTACAGCCAATTACGACAGAGGACAGTGCGTACTCGGTCGCCATTATCGCAAGCTTAACCACCCCAACTAATTTCACTGATGTCGTGAGCGGATTGAAGTTTGGCAATGCCTCGATTTGCAGCATCGATGAAGGTGTCTTCTACGTTGATGGGTACTTTGTTCAAGTGTCTCCTCAGACCGTGGTCTTGGATGCGTTTAGCAATACCCCGACCTATCGTATCGGATTGCAAATCGAAGAAGCGTTGGTGGATGCCACGATGGATGCCTCGTTACTCGACCCTGCACAAGCCGCAACAAATTTCCAGGCACCTGGGGCAGATCGCTACCAAATCAACCTCACGTTCGTCAAGCGAGCCTTGGATTCTGAAGATGATACCAAGTTTATTGAATTGGTTCGCGTCACCAATGGTACGTTGACCAAGAAGGTCGTGTATCCCGTTTATTCCGCTCTGGAAGAAACGATGGCCCGCCGAACCAACGATCAATCCGGTTCTTTCACAGTGCGTCCCTTCAAGATTGCCACGACTCCCCATGCGACCTATGCGAATGCGTATAACATCGTGGTGGAACCTGGCAAAGCCTATGTGCAGGGCTATGAATTTGAAACGATTGGACCTACAACGATCAAGGCAGAGCGGGCCCGTTCCGCGGCCAACGTCACAAATTACAACACCACCATTGACTACCAGAACTGGTTGGCCGTCACAAATCTCGTTGGACCAATTCCATTCAAGACGTTACAGCCCGCGGTCTTACATTGCGTGAACACCGCAAGCATCGCTATAGCCAATGCCGCCGTGGCCACCAACACCTCTATCGGTACCATGCGGATTCGCTCATTGGAATATCAAAGCGGAGCCAACAGCACGTCGATCAGTACCGCGATCTGGACTGCCTATGGATTTGATGTTACGGTTGGCGAAAGTATCACAGCCAACAGCGGAACTACTGGTTCCGCAAATACGATTTTCTTGGCACCGAACTTCTCCTCAGTCGATAATGCCTATGCAGGAGTGAAGTTCACCATCACCACACATGCAGGAGCCGTGCTCAGTGAAACCCACACAATCGGCCGCTATGAGGGCGCGAATAACAAAGCCTATTTGCAGGGGGTCGAAACCTTTGCATTTGGAACGCCAACCACCGCCACTCGCTACCGCCTCGATTATGAATTCAAAGACACTGACGCGGTGGTGTATGCAAACACCTCTGTCAATCAACACCTGTTCTCCACGAAGATGGATGTCGATGTGTCCAGTAAAGAAGCCTTCTTGATCGACCCTTATATGGGTACATATCTGACAGACACAGGGTTCAACAAGCTGATCCTAGAATTGCCCTACCCAACGATTGCCGATCAAGCCGTGGTGGGTGGAACGCCGTTGACGAACTCTGAGTATTACGGTCACAAAGCTTACACAGGGCAGAGTTTCACTGCCAACGTCACCACCATCACCAGTGCGGCGGGTATCACCTCAGCGGTAAATGGTACTCTTTCTGGAACCGATGCTGTAGAGAACATCCTCGTGGTGGTTCGAAATAACACAGGTGCTTCGCTTGCCAATAACCAAGTCATTAACTTCTCATCTGGCAATCCAGAAGGTAACACGGTTGTTGTCTCGACCGTCAGCAATACGTCAACCTGGACGATCACGGTTCCGAATATGAACAGTGCTGCCTCCGCGGATGTCTATGCCAAGGTGAAGTTGCCTTACGCGCATTCACTTGGAAACATCCTCAAAAGCAAGACGGCGAAGATTGCCAATATTGCCAGCGGATTGAACTCAGGTGGTATCCAAATCCCCGATGCCAGTGGACTGGTACAGTGGTATTCACAAGGCAGCGGTACTCTGGGTGCACAAATCACCATCTATTCAAACTCAGCCGCCTGGCTCGCACTCAAGGACCCATCGAGATCTCAGTCGCTCTTTACTTCCGATGTCACGCGCCTCCGTAAGGTGATTGACGTGGGTTCCAATTTGATTGAAGATGGGAATGTCGCTATCGCCGCAGATATTACAAACCGTTACAGCCTCGACACCGGGCAGCGTGACAATTCTTACGATCATGCGTCGATCACCCTAAAACCAAACTTCCAGGGCCCAAGCGGTAACGTGGTCACCTATGTTGATTATCTCGCGCATTCTGGATTGGGATATCTGACCGTGGACTCCTATGCCGCCGCAAACATTGCGTATGCAAACATTCCATCTTACACGTCTGCCACAACAGGTCAGGTGTTCAACCTCCGTGACTGTATCGACTTCCGCCCTCGTAGGCAGGACGGTGATTTCAACAACATCTTCGATGAAGCCATTCTTGGTGACTCAGGAGAGAACTTCGAGACAGACTTCTCCTACTACCTCGCACGTATCGATAAGATTATCTTAACGAAGGACCGTAACTTTGAAGTGCTTGCTGGGGTGCCATCCTTGTTTCCTGTCAGCCCAGGCGACAAAGATAATGCAATGACCTTGTATACGTTGGTGTTACCGCCTTACACCCCAACTACGAACGAAATTCGTCAACGCTATGTTGATAACAGACGCTATACCATGCGCGATATTGGAACACTTGAAAAGCGTATCTCTAACTTGGAATACTACACGTCCCTGAACTTACTTGAACAAGCTGCAAAGTTGCAGGAGATCACCGATGATACCGGAGCAAATCGCTTTAAGAATGGTATCCTCGTTGATCCGTTCACGGGTCATAAAATTGGTGACGTATTGAACGGTGATTATCTCTGCGCTGTGGACCCACAGCAACAAGAGTTGCGTCCTCCGTTCATTCCGCGAAGTCTCTTCCTTGAGTTAAATGCAATGAACTCCATTAACTATGAACGTCTTGGAGGGTTCATAACACTACCCTACACGGTCGAGACATTCCTCGATCAGTCTATTGCATCCCAGGCTATCAACGTCAACCCATTCAACACCATATCCTTTATCGGGCAGATACAACTCGATCCAACATCCGACAACTGGGTTGAAACTAGCCAAGCCCCTGATGTCCTGGTCAACCTAGAAGGCGATGCCGATGCCTGGGAAGCCCTAGCCTTCACGGTCAGAAAGACTACAGCTAACCTGAAGTTTGGTGCGACCACGTTCGGTACGGTCTGGAATGATTGGAACACGACATTCTATGGGGAAAAGAAACTGCCTGATAAGATCACCACCCCAGGTTGGCAAGGGTGGCTGGGTCCGGTCGGTCACTACATTCCGGTTTATGGAAACGTGCTCAAGCGTAGCACTACAGAAATTACTCAAAGGTCAACCCGTCAAGGCACCAAATCACAATTCGGAACCGAAGTCATCACGGAGTCTCTTGGTAGCAAGGTCAAGGATGTCTCAGTGATTCCATACATCCGTTCGCGTGGTGTGTTGTTTGTCGGAAAGATGTTTGCCCCAAATACCAGCCTCTATGCGTTCTTCGATGAGAAGGCCGTGACGAATTATTGCAACCGCCTCAATGTCGTGAAGCTGGCTGACAACACCCTGGTTTACAGAGACAACTATCAGGATGCAGAAGTTGTGCGCGTCTGGGACCCTGCCAGAGGGGCCAACACGGCGTATGGCTTAGTGGTCCTCAGTCGCAAAGAAAGCGATCACGCGAACGTCAGCATTGTCAGTGTTGCGGGTGGTGACGATGGCAACATTGCGAATGCCTACTTCATGCACACGACCAATTCCACGTTCTTGATTGGAGAAACCAGTGGGGCCAACTCGCGTATCTCTGGTTACTACCACAACACAGGATTTGTGGAAAATCCTAACGTGTCCAGTGTGCTCTTGTCCCATGATATTGCCAACTCCAATGTAGCCTTCTCCAATACATTCCTTGTGGGCAAGACGATTTACTTCACCACGGGTGCAGGTAATGGGCAATCCTCTGTGATTACCTCCTACAATGCCAACACACGCAATGTGTCATTCAGTCCTTCGTTGACCACCGTGCCTGATGCCGATACGAATTATTCGATTGGTCAATTCCAGAGCGATTATCGTGGTGAGTTTACAGGTATCTTTGTCATTCCTTCAAACGATGCGGTACGATTCCGCACCGGGGAAAGACAATTTACCTTCGTGGATTCACTCGCGGGAACTTTAGAAGGCTCTGACACCAACGGGTCAGTAACCTATCAAGCCTCTGGTATGTTACAGGTCTTGGAAAACTCGATTATTTCGACTCGTGTTCCTATTGTGCAGCGTACCGTTCTTAACCAAGCCAAGACGACCGTGACCAACAAGATTACCGATACTGTTGTCGGAAAAATCCAAATCGGTTATTATGACCCTCTTGCACAAACCTTCTTGGTCGATCAGACATTCCATCCATCTGGTGTCATGATTACTGGTGTCCGTCTACTCATCAAGTCAACCGATCCTAACATTCCAATGCAGGTGCAACTGCGTCCTGTGGTGAACGGATATCCACATTCCTCGGCTGTTATTCCAGGTTCCGATACCGTGGTGAATGCCAGCGATTGTAATACCTGCTCTGAAGAGACTCTGGCGGCTATCAACGCCGCGGGGTTGAACCCATTAGATGATGCCACAGCCTATACACAAATAGACTTTAGTGGACCTGTGTTCCTACAGCAAGGCGCCGAATACTGCATCGTCTTGATGGCAAACTCCGTGAAGTACCAAGTCTACGTGTCACGTATGGGTGACACAATCATGGGTACCGAACGATTGATTTCCTCGCAGCCGTACCTGGGGGTCTTGTTCAAATCTCAGAATTCAACCACCTGGAATGCCATTCAGGAAGAGGACTTGACGTTCCGATTACTTCAGGCACGATTCGATACCACCGTTCAGTCGAATGTGGAATTCCAATTGTCTGCATCGAACGCGATTACCGCAAATGTCCCATTGGACACATTCTATGTGGCGGCTGGAAACCTCGTGCTTCCAAACACCAGCATTGATGCGATGTTTGCCACAACAACTTCTACAGGAATCAAAGAAGGTAACAAGACCATTCCATTGGAAGAGAATATCTACTTCGATGATACGTTGGGGCGCCGTGTAGCCACAAGCACCGTCAGTTCCTTTAAGTTACGCATCCTGATGTCCTCATTGAATGATGAGGTGTCACCAGTGGTTGACTTGGATAGACTTTCATTGCTCGCCATTGAGAATCTTGCGAATAACCTCTCATTGGATAACACCGCAGTCGTAGTCATTAGTTCTAGCAATAATTGGTTCAGTGCTGCGGGATTGAGTGTCACGATCTCAGGCGGCGGTGGATCAGGAGCGAATGCGTACATTGCCAACACACAAATTGACAGCAATAACCGGGTTCTAGCCAATGTCGTGGTGGATTCTAATGGAAGTGGATACACCACCTCCCCTACCATCACGATCTCAGGGAACTCAGCCCTGACTGCCAACATACAGTGTATTGGTGAGGATCGTTCGAGTGGTGGACCCGCATATGCACGATACATCACGCGCAAAGTCACCTTGGCTGATGGATTGGACGCAGGGGACTTCCGTGTATTCTTTACCGCGTACAAGCCGTCCACAGCGAACATTTATGTCTACTATAAGATTCTTTCGGCCGATGATGCTGATGTGTTTGATAATAAGGGTTACCAACTCATGACGGTCATCCAGGGTGCGAATAACCTCTCGCTGAACCAGGACGATTTTAAGGAATTCGTGTATGCTCCGGGTACCGCGAATGTGGGTGATGGCCGTGTACAATATGGGTCATTTGTCAGCTTCAAATACTTTGCGATCAAGATTGTGATGACGGCCACCGATACCACAAAGGTACCGAGAATCAGAGATTTCCGAACCGTGGCGCTCCCTGCGCTTTCATAAGGAATGTCATGCTAAATACTGTTCAGATTGACAATAATCCCGACCTTGTACGTGACATGGGATCGAAGGCTGTGATTAGTACGGACGTCAATGGCTTGAACCGATATAAAGAAACCAGACGAAAGGCCCTGGCACTCAAACAAGAGCACCAGGAAACCAGACAACGCTTGACCACGATTGAAACAGAAATGGCGTCACTTCGACGAATTGTAGGGGAATTGACATTACTAAGGAGTCGAGGATAATGTTTACCATATACCAAGTGACGAACACGATAAATGGGAAATGCTATGTGGGGTACAACTCCCATTTTAATGAACGAAAGCGGTTCAATGAGCATTCTCAGTCAGCAAAAAGAGGATCGGTATTGCCTCTACATGCTGCGATAAGGAAATATGGCAAAAAGAATTTCTCTCTGAGTATTTTAGAAACGGGAGAAAATGAAGAATATGGACTCAAAGTTGCGGAACCAATGTATATCGCCTGGTTGAAGCCAGAATATAATATTTGCTCTGGGGGAGAGGGAACCCCAGGAAGAGTGTGGTCGGAAGAAAGTAGGAGAAAGAGTAGTGCGAAGCAAAAAGGAAGAAAACTTACTGAAGAACATAAAGAAGCATTGCGAGGACCGAGACCTCATATGAGAAAAGAGAAGCCACCAAAAAGGACAAAGGAAGACTCTAATAAATTGAGAAGTGAATCGCACAAGAAGTTTCTACGAGAACATCCGTTGGAATTGAACAGAATTCGAACTTTCCAAGTCGGAATTAAGAAACCAACTATCAGTTGTCCACACTGCTCGAAGGTTGGTGGAAATGGAACCATGAAACGCTGGCACTTTGATCGTTGCCGAAAGAGAGTTGTATAGTGAGTATCTCCCAAATCACAACAAGCAATACATTTGGAATGTTGATTACCGCGGTATCCGCGATGATCGCGGTGGCTAATAATTTAACCGATGGCCCACAAGTCTCCTCTAATGCGTCATGGACCTTTACGAATCCAAGCGTCGGTATCAATGTCAGCAACACGGCGCTGGTGAATACCGCAAATGTTCGAGTGCTCAATGCAGGATTTGCCAACATCATCTCAGGGAACATCGTTAGTATCAACACCTCGACTGCCAACATCACGACTGGCAATATCACTCATGCCACCATTACAAATTTGTGGGGAACAGGTCATTGGACCGCGAACGCGAATATCTCAGGACTCTTGCAGGTCAGTAACCGCATGAATGTATACTCTGCGAACATCGAGAGCGGGAACATCGGCACACTGGCGATCACGACACTCTCTGTGAGCCAACTGACTGTCCCGGTCCTCAATGCGTCCTTTGCGAACATCACAACCCTCTCTGTGACGGGGACCTCACAGCATCTCGCGGTGATAGCCACACTCGTCACCACGGATAACTGCAACGTCATTCGCTTGAATGCCACAACTGCCAACATTACAGGCATGACATTCGGCACCATGAATACTGGATTTAGCAATACCACTTCAGCGAATATCGTGTCCATGAACGTAGGATTTGCCAACATTGTATCAGGAAATGTTCTTTCCACGAACATTGCCTTCATGAACGTCAGCAATTCATTTGTTAGCACACTGAATGCAACATCGGGGAATATCACGTCTTTCTTTGCGAACACTGGAAACATTTTGTCCTGCAACATTGCATCGGGGGATATCACAGGACGCTTAAACGTGGCATCCAACCCAACATCGAACCTGGAAGTCTCCACCAAGGCCTATACCGATATTGCGGCCAATGCCTTTCAAGTATTATACACAGCAAAAGGTGACATCCTCGCAGCAAGCGACGCGGCGAATGCCGTTAAGATAGCAGCAGGCACAAATGGACAATCACTCATTGCCGATACCAATATCTCAACGGGTGTGCGCTGGGCGAATCGAGGACCCACACAGACATTCCGTGGCCTTTCGATGGGTACCTCTCTGGCCGATAAGGTTGCCAACGGCACCCAACTTGTTGTCTACACTCTCGATGAAACTATTATGGATGATGGAGAAGTGGTGACTGGTTGGACCCGCGGTTCTGTTATTAATCTCACGGCATCGGGGGCTGGGGGTCTTGATGGTGGTACAGCAAATGCGAATACCTGGTATGAAGTGTATGCTATTCGTAAGCGTTCTGATGGTACTAAGAATTTCACCATCCATCGTGCGCTAGATCGTCTACCTAACCAAAACACCATGAACTTTACTTTCTGGCCAACTGTGGCTGGGGCAACCCTTGGCCTCGGCGCCAATAACACATCAAACCTATACACCAGGCTTGCTCAGAGTTTCACTTCTAATATCGCGGGTCCTTTGACAAGCATTGAAGTTCGCGCTTATAAAACGGGAGCTACAGCAAACGGTAATGTGTGGCTGACTCTTGAGGCGAACACTGCTGGATCGCCGGCCGGTACCACACTTGCAACCAGTCGCAAAATGGACCTTGCAAGGCTTGCGGTTACCACTGCCTCTAATTTGAGATTTATATTTGATACTACAGCCAATGTGTCCTTGGCCACTTCCTATTTTTGGGTATTCAACTCTGATTATCCAGCGAGTGCCACTCTCTTCGCCAATCTTGTATATTCATTGGCCAACACCGACATTGGGGCAAATGGTGTCAATCGCGGCCTCCCATATGGAAATACAGGCAGCGCCTGGACACAGTTGACCAGCATTGGAACATTTATTTACAAGACCTATATCGAAGCAAACATGGCGGCCGTCACAATGCCGACGGGCTACGATCAAAAGTGTCTTGTTAGTTATGCGGCCACCGACCTCAACTCAAAATTCAAAGATTTCCACCAAAAAGATAGGACAATCGTGCCCTACACTACATCCCACTGGGCAACCATTGTCAAGCAAATACAAAACCCAGAAGTAGTAGACTTACTTCTTGCTGTTCCTCCGATCACCTGTCTTGTATCATTTACAGCCGCGGGCGCGAGTTTGAATACGATAGCATACGGTAGATTCCATGCACTTGATATTCAAGATGGAACAGTGGAAAATCAGGGGGGAATTACTGTCGGCACCATAAGTTTCAATACTACTGTAGTACCCAGCCCAGTGATATGGATTGAGCAACAGGCCGTACTCGTAAAGACCGCCGTGGCAGCGGTGAAACTCTATCCCGTGAATATCACATTCTAACGGCCACGAATGGCTTATTATGCCTTTTATATGGAACAATAACCCAAATGCACCAGCAAGAGAGCTTCCCCAGGCCGTACCACCCGGAGAGGTATCCTACGAGGTTGCCCTCGTAGCCAACACGGTCAACGTTGGAGGAGCCCTCTCCTATAACACGGCAAACTTTGGTTATGATGTTGTTTATGAACTTGCTTCGTTGAATGTAGATTCTCTCAATGTCAGGTCGTTGAACTCCAACCTCTCTACCGGAAATGTAGCGGAATCAGCAAATGGTCCGTTGTATTTTACTGTAGCTCGCGCCAGAGCCAGCATTTCAAACACCTCCCCCATCAACTATGATTCTAATACAGGCATCATTAGCCATGCGCTGTCTGGAGTTGTTGCTGGCACCTACGGAGGAGCAAACACTATACCCGTCGTGACCTTAGATGATAAGGGACATGTGGTTGGTGTCACAAATACGAGCATTAGTTTCCCATCCACAGGAAACAGTCTACAAGGCATACGCAATTTGTGGATAGAAACTCATCCTGATGATACGCTTGGTGCATCTCATCTTCTGCTTCACTACGCTGATGAAATTGTGATGGATGATGGGGAGGTGATAAGAAACTGGGAGGACCTCACGGCGAATGTCGGTCTTACTGGAGCGGGAGGTATTGATATAGGAAGTGAATCCTCTTCTGTGTGGTATGAAGTATATGCCATTCGCAACAGTTCGACTAGCATAAAAACTTTGTTGCTTCATCGCGCATTGGATCGTAGTATGGGCACGACCACTGTTGTTGCTAGAACAGGTGTTTTGGCGTTTAGAAATAGCACACTTGGGGTTCTAAAATTAGCCCAGGGGTTTCGTGCCAACGGTACAGGCCTACTCACAGGTTGTGATTTGTCGCTTACCAAAGTCGGCAGCCCCACAGGTTATGTGTGGGTGACCGTACATGATAATGATGGGAGTGACAACGCCAGCAACACGGTTCTTTCGACAAGTAATTTAGTGGATCTCACAAGACTTTCTTCGATCAATGGCGCACGACTACGATTTGTTTTTCCTAATCCCCCTTCTATTGCGGCCGGCAGTGATTATTTTTTTGTGGTAAACGCAGATAATGTTCTTAATGCAAGCGACTATATCCTACCCTTTGGTTCAACTACTATTAATTACACGCCAGGAAGATTTAATAAATTTCTTCTGAGCACCAACAATTGGAGAACCGCAGCGAATGCGGGGGATCCTGTCAATGATTTATATTTCAACACTTTTGTGGAAGCTAATGGTACAGCGGTCACACTGCCCACTGGATATGACCAAAAATCTCTGATTAGTTATGTCTATAATGATGTTTCTGGTAATTTCCGTGCATATTCGCAACGGGATAGAACTATGAGCCTGGGACTCTGTATGCCTTGGCAGTTGGACCTTTCAGATGAGGGTGGTGATTCAGACGTTCCGTTGAATATCGTGCCGATTGATGTGAGCGGAGTGACACCGCCTGTGACATGCCTCGTATCGTTCATTGCCTATTGCCCTACGATTGGCGGGGTTCTTTGGTGTGGGGGGTTGAAAAATACAAACCTACCCCCGGCGGCGGCATCGCTGGCTCAAGTGGCTCTACAGGTACCTGGAATATCCGTGGTCACTATTCCCAGTGCTGGCTTTAGCGTTACCAGTCCCATAGTGGTTGAGCAACAAGTAGTCTTGATGAAAGCATCCTCAACAACGATTACACTCAATGTGTTTGCCAGCCTAGTTACATTCTAAACCAAGAACACATAAATAGTCCTGAAATCCCACAACTACACTACGAGGTGTTCCATGGCGGGCTATGTTCCACTAGAAATCGAACAACACGCGACATTTTCCCGCGTCATTACCGTTAAAACTGCCAATGGTGCTGCTCAAAATCTTGTAGGCTTTACGGCAAACACGAAGATGAGGCGTTCCTACTACTCTGAGTCTGCCAATACGATCACCACAGACATTACAGACCCATCAAACGGGCAGATTACGCTCTCCATGACCGCAGCGAACACAGGACTTTTGATCGCTGGTCGCTATGTCTTTGATACTACGACCACCACCTCTGGAGGAATCGTGCAGCGCATAATCGAAGGAATCGTGGTCGTGAATCCCGGTGTGACACATTAGGAAAAGAACATGTCGGAAATTGTAAGGAAAAGAAATAATGCCAACTCCTGATATTGTGGTGCAAATTAAGGGTGTCAAAACCACGGTCATCTCGGCTCCTACCGGCAGTGCCACCCGTTTGGTCCAATTGGCCGACGTGGATGCCACTCCATTAGCCAACGGTGATGTCCTTACCTATATCTCTGCCAATGGAAAATTTGAGTTTCATGCCGCGAACGGTTCGGGGACATTTGGGGTAGACCAGTTTGCGCGTGACAATTCCAACGGGGCATTCTCACAAGCTAACACGGCCAATGTTACAGGGCAAGCCGCCTTCAATAAAGCGAATAGTGCGATTGCGGCGAGGGGCTCATCGACGAATGATGCTGCGGCTGTGGGCGACATAGGAGAAGAACTTATCACCACCGTTGGT